CAATGCCTTCGACGGGAAGCAGGACGGGATGCGGAAGCGGGATGACGGTAGCGGGAAGGGACATTGCACGCTCTTGCTGTTCTTGAGTCCTGGCATCTTAGACGGAAAGCGACGGCGGGGGAAAGCGTGGTTCGACAAAGCAGCCGTCATCATCGCTCTGCATCCTGACATGGCTGCCTTGCGTCGGGAAAACTGGCGTTTTGCCTGCCTTTACGGTATGAGCGCGGCATGACCACATCCAATTTCTACGCCGAGGCCCTGAAGTCGGGCCGGCCGATCTTCGCCGTTGCGCCCATGATCGACTGGATGTTTTTCCTAAAAAACATAAAGAAATCAACGTGTATATTTCGGATGTAGCATTTTCGTAGCATTGATGCTGCGCGACGTCAGCTATTCAAGTCGGTCCAAACGAAATCTGGGCCTACTGAAACAAATAAGGCCCGCTAGATGCGGGCCTTTGAGATAGTCGCGATGAACGCGGGTCACGAGCGATGTAGTTGCCGAAACTCCTTAAGTGCCGCCTCGCGTCTGGCGTCCAAGTAATTTGCCAAGTCCTGAAGATACACGCCCTTTTGGCACTTCTGCGACGTCTCCGTGCGAACGACGGGGATTGCTATTTCTCCGGTGCCGACTTTGCGCAAAAACTTATCCGGGGTCAGGTGGCTGAAATAGTCCCGGCACACCTCATCGACCGGAATGACGGCTTGGCCGCCGTATTGAGCAAACAGGAGGAATGCCGTGGAGAATTGTGGTTCGCTGGTGCTTGTCGCTCTCATTGCTCGAGCTTTCCTTGTGCTTCAATCGTCAGCAGCTTTGCTGCGAGTTTAGAGCCGCCCGGGCAGGGCTTGTAGTTTTCGATGGCATCGTCAGTCTCGACGAAGATCGCGCTGCATTCGAATGAGGTCGTCGTCCTCACGTTGGGGATGCTCGCTCCCAATTTGGATCGTTCGCGACCGCAGCACGGGCATCGCCTCTGCGCTTCAAGTTTCAGAGTGAAGGCGGTTATGGCCATTGAAATAGGCTCCCTTGCGCCGAGACGACTGGCAACTCTGCCGGCGCCGGTATTGGTTTCGAAAGACGCTGGCGCCAATCGAAGAAGCCGAGGGCGCCTTTGACTTTGATCGGCGTCTGAAGCATCTTCTGGTCGGCGAGCACGAAGCCGTAGCGACCGAAGAACCAGGGGCTTTCATGAGACCTCGCCACCTCGATGATGCGGGCGACGCCGATGATCGCGCCGAAAAATAGCTCGCTCTCGTCAACGTTTGCCAGTTCACTGTGTGGTGAGGCATTGACGCACTCGTGGACGACTTCGAGATAGTCCTCGCGATCTTCTTCGAAATTCTTCTTGGTGTATGCACTAGCATGAATGCAAATCAGGCCGCGTTGCGCCGTGTTCCACTTGCGATTTTCGATGTCCTTCCATCCCATGGCGATAGCGTGCGCCCATGGCTGACGGATCGAGAGCGCAAAGATGGGCAGTTCCGATTCCTGAAGGTTGCAGAACATGGCGCTACTCCTTGCGTTCTGTTTCGTGGATAGCAGTGGCGGCCGCATCAAGTGCGACGCGCTGGTCGTGCCCATATCGCTCGAGGCCGAGGTTGCTCATCAGTCCGCGGTCGATGAACATGAGGCACTGAAGGTTTAGGGCGAGAGCGCGCGGAATAAGCATGTGCAGCGTGCTTTCCGGCTTGTTGCATTCCTCGTAGTTGAAGAGCTCGTGCGCAGTCATGACCGGGCAGGGCATGTCTCGGAAGGCGTGGATGCATCGATCGCAGTGATGCTCGACATAATCCATGTGCTCGGAGCTGTTCGAGAAATAACCCATGATTAGGCCTCCTCAGATGAACAATGGTTGGACCGTTCCGTCGGCAAAGACGGTGTCCATTGGGGTGTCGCCGGTGGGCTCGTTGCCGTCCCAGCCGTTGGGCCACGTGCCGAGTGCTATAAGTTCTCGAATTCTCGCCTCTTCATCAGCATTGAGCAGATCAACATAAGGGCGGCCGAGACGATCCGAACTGAGGTTGATTTCAGACTGGATTGCCAAGATGCGATCGAGCGCCACCAGGCGTGCCGCGAACGTTAGCGGCCCCATGCGCTGCTTGTTTTTGGCGGTCGCGATATCGCCGTTTGCATCAACGCCGGTCTTCTTGATGCGGTTACTTGGCTTGCGCAGTTCGCGATAAAGCGGCTTCAAGCCTAGCAGCGGCGAGATGTACGACCAGTATGGAACACGGAGGACAGTCTCAAGGCCAAGGTCACGGGCAGCGAGCGGGCAACCATTGCAGCCAGTGCGGGCATTGATCTCCTGAGCCTCGTCGCCACCATAGGCGTCAACGACTGCTGCAGTATCCCAAGCGCCGTATTCTTCCATACGGGCGTAAATCTTGAGCCAGTCGAAGACGTTGCAGACGCGCCAGTGAAGGATTGGAGCAAGGGTGGCGATACGTCCGCGAATGCCTTTCGCTTCTGGAACCACCTGCTGATACCAGCCCTGCCCACACTCGGCGCCATCTTTGCCGCATGACATGGCAATGCGACCGTCGCGGATCGCACTCTCGCCCTGGCGGACGCCGGTGATCATGAGGATAGAGCCATCGAGCTCGTTAATGCGCCGCTCAAGCGCGGCCGTCATCGGGTCGACCTTGATCTGACGAGTGCACCAACGGAAGGTATTATTATTCGGCGGCGGCACTCCACGGCCGAGCATGTAGACGAGGAAACGCTGGTCCATGGGAGCGCAGACCGTCTCGCAGTGAACGCCGCGAGCGCGAAGCCGATCAAGCAGTCGTGTGGCCGCGATCGACAGAGGAGGAAGCTCCATGCGCGTGTCGGCATAGAGGACACTGATAGACTTCGGCGCGGGCAACCGGCCGGCGTCGATCAGATGGATGATGATGGTCAGTGTGGCCGTGCTATCCTTCCCACCGGAGAAGGCGAACACCCAATGGTCGTGTGCTGGACCGTACGCCTGCATCGACTGCAATGTCATCTCGACGGCTTCATCGTAGACAAGACGCTTTGTGCCTTCGAAAAGGGTTGGTTGATGAATGCTCATTCCGCAGCCTCGCGATATTCGACGAGATGCTGGCAGTTGGCGCCTACGATCGCGGCTGCGACGGGCGGGCAGACCGAATTTCCAACGCACGACACCTGAACGTTCTTCGGGAACGGCCGCCCGTCGAGATCGGAATCAATTCGGTAGTCGGGGGGGAAGCCTTGGGCATTGTAGAGTTCCCGCGGGGTGAGCATACGCATGCCGATGTCGACGATGACGAACTCCGCCGCGCCGATGCTGATCGTCACGAACTCCCGGTCATCCCAGAAGCCGTAGGAACGCATGAAGTCTGCTACCTGGCGGGCTCGGTCTGCCTGATCCTCGGTGAATGGAGGAGCATTGATCTCCGCCTCGACGTGGCTAAACCGGGGCTTGGTGGTGATGGTGTGGAAAGGCTCGTGCTCCGGAGTGTCCTGGTCGGAGCCGTAATAGGCGTGAAGGTGCGGGGCGACGAGGAGCGACTTGCCGCCGCCGTCTGCTGTCGTGGTGCCGAGAGGCTTTTCGACCTCATGACCGGTCGACGTTCCGAACTGGCGTGAGATGAAGGCCGTGACGGCTCCCTGCTGCGCTCCAGATGCCGTTACCGTCGACATCGGCTCTTCAGCCGAGCGGCCGGGGTTCACGCCCCCGATACGCCTGCTGTCGTTGTTGTTCTGGGCCACGAAGGCGACCGCCGCGCAGGTGTCGGCCTTCGCCGTGATGGTAGCTGATGGCTCGTCACCACCTCGAGGGCGGCTCTGCCCTGCCCGTCCGCCGCATCCGACCAGCGTCGGGATGATGACGGCATTCTGGTCCTTCTTGCTGGCGCAGATCGTGTGATGAGGTTCTTCAACTGACCGATTGGCACCGCCCTGCTGGGCATATGTGAGCACCGGGGCGATCATCGCGTGGCGGTTCTCAGTCGTGATAACCCTCACGGGCTCTTCGGCACTCGCCGAGCGATCCTGTCCACCGGCACCAGGCCCATAAAAGGCTGACAAGCTCGGAGCTATTACGCCGAGAGGCGCAGCGCCACCGGGACGCTTGATGAAGCTGTTCGCCGTGACCGTCGATAGCGGCTCACGTGCGTCCTGGCCTGTCGCGCCGCTATTCATGCGGATGACCGATGGCGTCACAACTGCGTGCTTGACCCCACCGGCTACGACAGTGCCAAGAGGTGCGTCAGCATCCATAGCCCGAGGCTGCTGCCCTTCCCGCTCGCCATATCCTGTCTGGACAAGGAAAGGACGCTCGGCGTCGAGAACGTATCGCTTCATGCCACGAGCGACGCGAGCCATAGTGTTTTCGGCGAGGGGACGGATGGCGCGAAGCTGGTGCTTCTCCCAAACCTGCTCGGTGGTATCGAAGATCGACGGCGTCGGTAGGGACCAGTCAATGCACTCGGCGGCCGTCCGCCACGGCTTCTTGCGTCCGGCGATCACGTCCCGGTCATCAGGTGCGCCGTGCGTCGGCTCTGGCCAGACAATCGGCTTGCCATCCCGGCGAGCGATCACGAACAAACGCTTGCGGATGGTCGGCGCACCGTAGTCGCAGGCGCGAAGCTCGCGGTGCTGGAGCTTGTAACCGGCCCGCTTCATGGCCTTGCACCACTTCTGGAATGTCTCGCCGCGGCTGTTCGGGCACGGCATAAGGCCACGATCGGTCTCGACGAGTGGTCCCCAGTCCTTCCACTCCTCGACATTTTCCATGATGATGACGTCGGGCTTTGCGCGTTCGGCCCAGAGGACGATCACCCATGCCAGATCACGGATGTTCCGCTCGACCGGCTTGCCGCCCTTGGCCTTCGAGAAGTGCTTGCAGTCAGGAGAGAACCAGGCGAGGCCGACATGCTTGCCGGCAACGTGGTCGAGTGGGTCGACCTTGTAGATGTTTTCCGACAGGTGGATGGTTTCAGGGTGATTAGCCGCGTGAAGTGCGAGCGCATCGGCATTGTGGTTGATGGCGATGTCCGGGGAGCGCCCCAGGGCCATCTCGATACCGGTGGACGCGCCGCCGCCGCCTGCGAAACTGTCGATAATCAACGGGACGGTGCTCATTTGAATATCTCCCCGCCGGCGGAAGATACGGGATCATAGCCAGGCAGCGGCCCGCGGCCGTGCCGAGTCGATCGCTTGGTACGGATGCGAGCGATCGTCTCAGGATGCTGCAGATTCTCGAGCTCCGCCTCCGAGCATCCGAACAAATTTAAATCGGCAACCACGCAGAGCGACGTCAGCGTCAGCATCGCGGCGCCAACCTCTTTGGCCGGCTCGCCGATCGGGCGGTTGTAGGTGTAGTCGACGAGCTGGTGTGCCTCGTCCCAGCTCATACCAAAGGCCTGGCACGTTTCGTTCGCTTCTTCGAAGAAGCGCGCGCACCGTTCGGTGACATCGGTCGGGTCGTCGTGAAACAAAGCGTAGTGCGCTTCCTCGACGCGGTCCTGGAAGCCTTCGTCCGGCAGGTGCATCCAATGTGTCGGCTCGTAGTCCACGGCGAGCCAATACTGGAGGAAGTGGTCTTCCTCCATGAACCCTTCCGGGTCAGAGCCCCAGCGCGCCCTGCCTGCGTAAGTCGCCCAGTGAGCAACGCAGGGGCGGAAATAGCCGACGCGCGTCAGGATGAAGGTTCCATTTTTCGGGGCGTTCCGGATATCCTGCCATCCCGAAAGATCTTGACGTATGTTCATGGTTGCCTCCCTCACACACGCATCGGCATAAGTACGATCAGGTTTTCGGGATGCGCTCCGGGACTGCGGAGCACGGCTGGACCGCCGGCACCATCAAGACCCATCAAGACCCTTTCGCCCGGCAAGTGGGTGAGCACGTCGTTGACGTACTTGGCGTTGAAGCCGATTGTCAGTTCGGCCTCTCCCTCGTAGGCGAGCTCGTCGGTCGCATCACCCGCGTCCGGGTTCGACACTTGAAGCTGCAGCTGTCCGCCCGCGAAGGTCAGCGACACAGCGCGGCCGCGTTCGCCGCTGACGGTCGCGACACGGTCGATCGAGGCGGCGAGAGCGGCGCTCTCGATCGTCGGCGCCATGGTGCTTTGCGCCGGTATGACCTGAGCGTAGTTGGGAAAGGTGCCGTCGACGAGCTTCGACGTGATGAGCGAGGATCCTCCCGAAATCCTGACGAGGCTGTCGGAAAGCTCAACTGTCACGTCGCCTGTCTTCGGCAAGATCTTTTCAATCACCTTGACGGAAAGGCGCGGGATGATGATGCCGGGCATCGCGGGGTCGCTCTCGGCCGCGACGAATCTCTTCGACAGACGGTGGCCGTCGGTCGCGACCAGCATGACACCATGGTGTTCGGCACCAGCCGTTGTGGCATGCAGGAAGATGCCGTTCAGATAGTAGCGCGTCTCCTCGGTCGACATGGCAAAGCTGCAGGCGGCGAGCGCGGCCGCGAAGTCTGCACTTGCCAGGGTGACCTTGTGCGGAAAGCCCGCCGCTCGCATTTCGGGGAAGTCGTAAGCCGGCAGGACCTGCAGGCTGAACTTCGAGCGCCCGGCCGCGATCGAGACGCCGTCAAGCTTTGTGCCGGATCGGCGGGTTATCTTGACCTCGCAACCGTCCGGCAGCTTGCGCACGATGTCTGTGAGAAGTCCGGCCGGTACCGTGAACGGCTCGAAGTCAGTCGCGATGATTGCCTTGAACGGCGTCGAGGCCTCGATGTCGAGGTTTGTGAGCCGCGCCGATAACGTACCGGGCTCGGCCCCGGCTTCGATCAGGACATTCTGTAAGATCGGCATGGTATTGCGCTTCTCAACGACATTGCTCGTCAGCGCTAGCGCATTGGCAAGTGCGGTCTTTTCGGCCGTGAACATTCGGTGTCTCCGGGAGGTGAAAGGGCGGCGCTACTGCCGCCCTATTGTGGTTAGGCGCTCATCTCGGGCGCGCCTTGGAAGTGCGGCACTTCGGTGTCGCTGGCCGCCCGTTCCACGTCGCGAAGAACCTGCTGGGTGATGTAGATATCTGGCCGGTAGAGCTTGATGATCCATTTGAGGCTACCGCCTGAAAGGCGATAGCGCAGACGGACAGGGATGCGTGCGGGCTCGCCCATGAAGAAGGGCGAGACGGCGAGGATGAACATGCCGGGGACGTCCATCTTGTTGCCGTTGGCGTCGCGATGCTCCTCTTCGAAGGTAATCTGTCCTTCGCCGCTCTGGAGCGTGACGGCATTCTTTACGCGGGTCTCGGAGAACACCTGCAGGCCGCGGGAGAGCGTCACGAGCTCGGTGGGGAATGCGACGCGGGAACCGAACTTGTGGCGGAAATCCTCGGTCTCCTGATCGTCGGGCGAAGCGAGTTCGGCGATGTGGTTTTCGATGAACTCGGCAAAGTCGGTCTGATCCATCGGCTTTCCGTCGACGGCGATCCATTCCTTCCACTCCTCGGAGAGCGGAAACTCGTAATGGACGCGGTGCTTGCCGTTGTCGGCAACGCCGGCCGGTACGTCCTGGTGATAGTCGATCACGGCAGTCATCGACGGTTTTTGCCATTCGGTGTTGGCGAAGATGACGCTGTCGCTCGTTCCGTGGCGCTTCACCAGGTCGATGAAGCTTTCGAGCGTCGTGACCTTTGCGACGCCTGACTTGCGGGCGGGCGCGAAACGGTAGCGCTCGAAGAGGTCGGCAACCGAGGTGACGGTTCCGTTTTCGCGGTTGACGAAGACCGGAACATTATCCGGGATGCCGTGCTGTCCGTCGGTCCGTGCGAGGACCTCGAGCTTTGACCCTGCCTTGTCGGCAAGGAGGCTGATTTCTTTGATTGCGACGCCAGCGGCGCTCTTGATGGCTTCGAGTTCGTTTTGCATGGGTCAGGTCCTTGTGGGGTTAGAGAAGGTCAGGCGGTTTCGCGGTCGCGCACTTCGCGCGGCGAGAACATGTCGTGTTGCTGGGGATGCTCGGTCGAGAGCGCGCCGCCTTCGGTGACCCAATAAACGGAGGCGCGGCGAGGGCGCTTCGGCGTCTTGGTAGAAACGTCGGCGTTGATCGTCACCATGCCGTTCGCGACGGCGAAATCGAGCTTTAGGTTGAGTGTGCCCTTGAAGGTAGACTTCGGGCTGTCGTTCGACAGATCGGCCAGTTCGCTCAGCACTTCCTGTAGCTTCGACGAAAACTCCTTGTTGAGTTCTCCGCCTTCGAGCATGCCAACAAGCGCCTGGCTGTCGCGGATGATTTTCATGGTTCTTTGCCCTTCGTTATGCCGCGGCGCGGCCATAGAGTTCTTCGGCAGTGACGAGGCCATTGGAGCGCGTCAGCTGGCCTGCGGCGATCTGGCGGAGACGTCTCGCGACCTCTCGTTTTCCATTCGTCGAGTGAAGCGTCGTTGAGCGACGACGCTTCGTCGGCTTCGAGATCACTGGAACGGCAGGCACGATCGCGAGCTGTTTTGTGGGAATGATCGATGCCAGCGAGCCACCAATGGCGGCTGAAAGCGCAAGTAGGCTTGCCGTGCTGATCCCGATAAAGCTGTTGCGTCTCATCAATGAAGGTTCCTCTCGGGTTAGCCGCGCCACTCGGGCGCGAATGGAATGTCGTCGTCGAGATCGTTGCGGAAGTTCTGGCCGGTGGAGCCTTGCGTGCGCGTGGCACGATCCTCGTCCATGCCGTAATCGCCCGCGCCTTCGCCGCCGGCGCGGTAGCCGCTGCCTTCGCGACGATCGAGGAGTGTGATCGTGGCGTTGAAGCCCTGAAGGATCACTTCAGTCGAGTAGCGATCCTGTCCCTGACTGTCCTGCCACTTGCGCGTCGCCAATTGACCCTCGACGTAGAGCTTCGAGCCTTTCTTGACGTACTGCTCGACTACCTTGCAGAGCGGCTCGGCGAAAATGACGACCTGGTGCCATTCCGTCTTTTCGCGGCGTTCTCCGCTGGTGCGGTCGCGCCAGCTCTCCGATGTCGCCAGCCGGAGACTTGCGATCGGTCGGCCATCCTGAGTGCGTCTGATCTCCGGATCGGCGCCGACGTTGCCGAGAAGAATTACCTTGTTGACGGAGCCAGCCATCACGCCACCTCCGACGTCGCAACTCGTTCTTCGCTGCCAACAAGCAGCAGCGCGAGAAATGCGCTGGCGAGCAGCAGATTGCCGCCGCTTTCGGTGCGAGCGCGTGGATCGCCGTCGACGATGCGTCGCGCGAAGCGTTCGACGGTCACGAGATCGGCCGGTGCAACAACGAAGTCATCGTTCTGATCGAGGAGTGCGACCGCTGATGCATTGAACGAACGGGTGATCTGTACGCCGCCCTTGGCTATACCGGCCGGCATTTCGCCGGCGCAGTCGGTCAGGACGAGCTTGCAGCCAGAGCGTTCGAAACTCTGATCGATCACGTAGCAAGGAAGGGGTGTCTTTTTCACAGCACGTACTCCGTTGTTCCGCGGTGCGCGGCATTGACTGCCGAGGCTTCGTAAAAACGGTCCTCTCCGATCAGTCGCTTGAAGCACTCGACGAATGCCTCCTCGGCCTTCATCGGTCCCCACGGCTTGATCAGCTTGAGGTCGCCGCGAAACTTCGGTTTCGGGAAGCGCTCGAGCGGATAGAACTCGACGGCCCGAGGGCCGCACAAAGCGCGCGCCTCAGCTGCAGCCATGCGCTTGTCCATGTCGTGGATCAGAACCTTCTGCCGGTTCGTCCACGCGGATGGTGCCGGTAGGCCCGCGGCCGCGTAGATTGCCTCGTCCCAGGCTGCCTTGATCGTCGCGACAACTCGACGGAATAGGGCAGCTGCCTTTGCATCTGCCTCTCGTATTGCGGCCTCGATCAGGTTCATTGCCGGTTCAATCCAGTCGCCGATGAAACCTTCATGCGCATCATGCAGAAGAAAGAGCGCAGCCGTGCGAGCGTCAGCGCCTTCGTTGATTAGCGCTTCAGCGCCCATGACGCAGTGTTGCGATACTGCAAAGGCAGGACCGACACGGCTGCCGGAAAAGCGCGGAATGACCGAGAGCTTCGCCGCGATCTCGGCGAAGTTGATTTCGGCGACATCGGGTGCAGCGAGATCCATCAGCGAGCCGTCGGCTCGGAAGGATGCGATGGGAGAGGATGCGAGGCGGGCTGTCATCAGCGGCGATTGTCCCAGGCGAGTTGTTGATCGATGGTCTTGAGAGACCGGTAGGTCTGGGCGCCGACGTTGATGATCGACAGCACTGCGAGAGCCCACGACATGCAGCAGATGAACGCCATGAGGCGATATGAGAGACGCGGGCGGCGCTCGATCGGAATTACCGGCAGTGGCTCGACGCGAGCGCCGAACGGCGTGAAATGATTGTTGTCCATGGAGAGGCCCTCTCATCGGTTTCGATATGACCGCACCCGAGGGGTGACGGGCGGGCCATACCGAAGCCGATCGTCAGGCGACGCGGCGAACCGAGCGCTTATCGGCAATCGTTTTTGCTTCGAGGGAGTAGCGGGTGATCTGGCGATCGGAGAATTCTTCGCGCAGTTCTTCGCGGGTGCAGCCGGGGCGCACGAGCATGAAGTTCGACATTTCAAGCGCGATATCGCGGCCGATCACGGCGCGGCAGGTGGAAGAGATCGGAAGATGGACTTGCATTGGAGGTCTCCGTTTTGTTGCGGAGATCATAGGTACAATACATACCTAAACTAGGCAAGCGGAAAATAGGTGCGAAACATACCCGAAATTGGATTGGTGCGAAGTGTGGGCACGTTTCGCACCGTGGCGCACCCTATGATTCTCGGGCTAACACTCAATAAGAAAACGCATTTTAGCGTTGGCTTCGCGGCTTGTGATTGCCGGGAAGGCCAACGCCTGATCGTGGATTTAAGACGGCAGTTGTTGAGGGCTACATCTCAATTACGGATCGCCGGACGCGCCCGATGACGGATACTGCGCCTTGGAAAACGGGCGGCGGTACATCATCGTAGGACGCTGGCTGAAACGGCGGAAGCTCGTTCTGGCGATACCGCTTGTAGGTGGCCGCGCCAGTTTCGTCGGCCACGATATAGCACGCATTATGGGCGAGCCGACGGTCGCGCAGGTTGACGTATATCAGGGATTCCGGCGGAGAGATCTTGTTCATTGAGTTGCCTTCAACGCGAAGGGCAATCCACTCACCGTCAGGAAGATCGAGCGCCTGGACGGTAGGGAAGTCTGAAAGATCCGTGACGCCCGCCTGCTCGGTGAGTGCGCCAGCGCTCACCCAAGAGATAAGGGGTATATCGACAGCGTTGACGAAATCCACGTCTTGGTCAGTGGCTTCGCCTTCGCCGAGATAGAGCCAATTGAAGGATACCTTGAAGCCTTTGGCATAGCGCCGTGCGTCGGCAACGCCGAAGCCGTTGCGGCCGCCTTCGTGCGCTTTATAAGTATTTTCGTTCCACCCGAAGCGCTCGGCGAGTTTCCGAGGGCCGCCCAGGCCTGCCTTCTCGCGGGCTTCTCGTAGGCGGATGGATCGATCGTGGCGTTCTTTTAATTCGTCTCGGTTTTTCATGGTGCATATTGTACCCATAATAAAGGTGCAAATAATATCCATACCGGCTTGACCATAATGGGTATGTATCGTACCTATTGTGTATGTTTCACGCATCGCTCATTGAACTTTGGCCAAATCTATCCGCTTTCGCGGATGACATTGGCGTGCGCTACGTGACCGCCAAGGCAATGCGGCGGCGCGGTTCTGTTCCTGGAAGATACTGGAACCGAATGGTTGCAAGTGCGAAGTCGCGAGGGATTTCGGGCGTCTCGCTTGAGACCCTCGCAACCATTGCAGAGGAGGCTGCTCAATGACCTCCTCGTCGATCTTGATTGCGCACCGCTCGTCGCCACGGGCCGGAGCGCTGCGCGACCGGAGCGCACCGACCTCACTGTGCTCCGGTCGCCCTTCTTTCCGCAGGGTAGGGAAGCGGCCATCCCGCGTGGTTCATACCCACGAAATCGCAGGTTCGAGTCCTGCCCCTGCAACCAGTTTCCATGTCCGTCGCGCATGCGGCCCTCCGTGATCTGCTGACGGACTGAAACTCACATTTTCGAACTCTTCCCACCACGGGAAAACACGCCGGGATTTCCCGGCGCGGGAAACCTTTTGTGCTCGCGAGGCGATCATGACCAACGAAACGATGACGAATGCCTGGTTCCACCGGCTGAAGGCGGCAAACCGCATGCTGATCAAGTTGAATGGTGGCATCGAGGCCTCGGCTGACATCACGTCTCTGTCCAAGAGCCAGATCGGCCGCTGCCATAGCGATAGCGATACCGAGCTTCTGCCACTTCCGGCCGTCATGCGCCTTGAAGCTGAATGCGGCAACTTCGCTGTCACCCGGGCGCAGGCCGAGCTTCACGGCTGCAAGCTTTCAGATCCACGCGAGCGTGTCGTCGACGGTGCCTGCGTCATGGGCGAGAGCTTCGAACTCACCCGTCGGTTTGCTGCCTACCAGCAGAACTCAGCGATTGCGTTCTCGGACCTGAAGCTGACGCGCGCGGAGGCGGCGCAGGCGATCAAGGACATCCAGTCCGTAATGGAGAAGGCTGCCGAGCTTCTGCAGGTCTATGCAGGTGTGGTCGCCGACGGCGGCGCGCCGACTGCCAAGCTCTCCGTTGTCGGGGAGTGATCGCTCATGACTTTCGTCTGGAACGATGACCGTCTGCAGCGCGCTGCGAGGATGTGGAAGGAAGGTCTCACCGCCGAGCAAATTGCTGCCGGCATCGGAGGCGTCTCTCGAAGTGCCGTACTCGGCAAAGTGCACCGTCATCCCGATCTCTTTATGCCGCGTCGTGACGCCAATTCTCGCAAGCGAAGCGTCGTCGCGAAGGTCCCTGCCGCTCCGAAGCCCGCTCCTGCGCTTAAAAAGGCAGACGGTCCAGTCGAGGAAAAGCAGCAGCAGAAAGTGGTTCGCATCCCGGCGCGCCTCTTTGGATATCCGGTTCCTTTGTCGGTGCCCGTGCGGCCGAGCGGAAACTTCCGTCATCGCGGGCTGACGGTCGGCGACGCCGCGCCGGTTGCCTTCAAGGATCGCGGCGCCTTTCGCTGTGCATGGCCTCTCACTGATTTTCAAGATCCGAGCGGTCCTGACATGCCGTGCTGTGGCCGCCCTCGTCAGTCCGGTTCCTATTGCGCCGAGCACGCGGCAATCTCGCGAGGTGCTGCTTGATGGATTACGGCGCTTTCCTGCATGCAAAGATCCAGATGGCACCTGAGGGCGGCTTCACGGTTTCGGAAAATGAAATCAATCCGATCCTGAAGGCGCATCAGCGGGCCATCGTCGTGTGGGCTTGCGCCGGTGGCCGCCGCGCCATCTTCGCAGCCTTCGGTCTCGGCAAATCTGTCATTCAGCTGGAAATTCTTCGGCTGGTGCTGAAGCGCTTCGGCGGCCGCGCGCTGCTCGTCATTCCGCTCGGCGTGCGTCAGGAGTTTCGTCGCGATGCGGCGATGCTCGGGATCGATATCACCTTCATCCGCTCGGTGATCGAGGCTGGCACCGACGGCATCTACATGACGAACTACGAGACCGTCCGCGACGGGAAGCTCGATCCGCGGCTCTTCACGGCTACCAGCCTCGATGAGGCATCCTGCCTTCGCGGCTTTGGCGGGTCGAAGACGTTCCGCGAGTTCATGAGGCTTTTCGACGGTGTCCGTTTCAAGTTCGTCGCGACTGCGACGCCGAGCCCGAACGAATACATCGAGCTTCTTGCATACAGCGCATTCCTCGAGGTGATGGACGTCGGCCAGGCGAAAACACGCTTCTTCAAGCGTAACTCCGAAAAGGCCGATACGCTCACCATCCACCCCCACAAGCAGCGGGAATTCTGGCTGTGGGTTGCGAGCTGGGGCCTGTTCGTCGAACGTCCGTCCGATCTCGGCTATTCTGACGAAGGCTACGATCTGCCCGAGATGGTGATCAACTGGCACGAACTGCCGGCCGATCATTCCTCCGCGGGCGCTGAGAGGAATGGGCAGGGAAGGCTGCTGCGCAATGTCGCTGTCTCGCTCGCCGAGACTGCACGCGAGAAGCGCGACAGCCTGCCGGCCCGCGTCGCCAAGATGCTGGAACTTCGCGCCGAGGATCCCGATGCGCATCGGTTGATCTGGCACGATCTCGAAGCCGAGCGTCATGCGATCGAGGCCTCACTTCCTTTTGTCCGCACTGTCTACGGGACACAGGACCTCGACGAGCGCGAGCAGACGATAATCGACTTTTCCGAGGGCCGCATTCAGGAGCTCGCAGGCAAAGCCTCGATCATGGGGTCGGGCTGCAACTTTCAGCGCTTCTGCTCCTGGGCAATCTTCCTGGGCATCGGCTTCAAGTTCAACGACTTCATCCAGGCCGTCCACCGTATCCAGAGATTCCTGCAGACGAACACCGTGCGCCTCGACCTCATTTATACCGAGGCCGAGCGACCGGTGCGCGACAGCCTGGAAGCGAAGTGGCGGCGTCATATCGAACAGAGGGCGGAAATGACCGCGATTATCAAGGAATTCGGGCTGTCGGCTGCGGCCATGGCGGCAACGCTGTCGCGCGCCATGGGTGTCGAGCGCATCGAGGTAAGGGGTGAGGGATATCGGATCGCCAACAATGACTGCGTTCTCGAATGCCAGACGATGGCGGAGAACAGTGTCGATCTGATCGTCACCTCGATCCCGTTTTCGACCCAGTACGAGTATTCGCCGAACTATGCGGATTTCGGCCACACCGACGACAACGGGCATTTCTGGCAGCAGATGGATTTCCTGATCCCGGAACTGTTCCGGGTGCTGGCGCCGGGGCGGATCGCCGCGATCCACGTGAAGGACCGGATTGTGCCGGGCGGCATGACCGGCCTCGGCTTCCAGACCGTTTATCCCTTCGCCGATGATTGCACCGCGCATTTCCGCAAGCACGGCTTCGCGTTCCTCGCCCGCAAGACAATCACGACCGATGTCGTTCGCGAGAACAACCAGACCTACCGGCTTGGTTGGTCCGAACAGTGCAAGGATGGCAGCCGCATGGGCAACGGCCTGCCGGAATATCTGCTGATTTTCCGCAAGCCTCCGAGCGATGCCTCGAACGGCTACGCAGACCGCCCCGTGAAAAAGCAGAAACGCGAGTGGTCGGCCGAGGCTGGCGCATGGCAGAGCGATAGCGGTTATTCCCGCGCCCGCTGGCAGCTGGACGCGCACGGCTTCGAGCCGTCATCCGGAAACCGCCTGCTGAAGCCGGAGGAATTGCTTGGCCTCGAAGCGAGCCAGATCTTCAAGCTCTGGAAGGCCTATCAACTAGATACGGTCTATGATTTCGAGCATCACGTGAAGGTTGCCGAGGCGCTCGAGGAGCGCGGCATGCTGCCCTCGACCTTTATGCTACTGCCGCCGCACTCGAAGCACGACGACGTCTGGACCGACGTTACACGCATGCTGTCGATGAACACACTGCAAGCTGCCAAGGGCCGTGAACTGCATCTCTGCCCGCTGCAATTCGACATCGTCGATCGCGCGATCCTGCAATACACGGAGGAAGGCGAAACAGTCTTCGACCCGTTTGGCGGACTGATGACGGTTCCCTACCGTGCCCTGAAGCTGAATCGTAGGGCCGAGGCCGTCGAACTCAACCCCGCTTATTTCATGGATGGCTGCAAGTACGTCGAGGCGATCGCCCGCGAACGCGCGATGCCGAGCCTCTTTGACATCATGGAGGCGGCCGAGTGAGCGAGGCCGTACACCTCTTCATTGTCACCGATGACGCCCACAAGGCGAGCTATGACGTCATTGGCGTTCACCCACTCGAGCTTCCGTCATTCGTGCGCATCGTCACCAAGGCCGAGGAGATATCCCGGCTTCCAATGGGCGTTCGCTGCCTGGGTTGCTGGTTTTCATGGGGTGCTCGTGAGCATGACGATGCGCAGCTCGCCTGGCAGGAGCGGCGTGATCAGGGCGGCCTTGAAGGCGTGACGGTCGTCTTCCTTGAGAAACTCGACGACTGGAAAGCAAAGCGTGCCGCAGCCGAGGCGAAGATTTTGGCCGAGGCGCTTGCCGAGCGGCAGGACGCGCCGGTTATGAGCTTTTCCGAATTCGCCAATGCGCAGGCGGCCGCAAACGTCGAGCCTTCCTCAGAAGTGCCAGTCATTCCAAAGAAAACGAGGTGGTCCTGATGCTCGTCGTCGATCGTTTTGGCCTTCCACCCCTGGTGGACCATAAGCAGCTCGCAGCCATGCAGCCGCACGTCCGTTCGGAATGCCTGGCGCTGATGCGCGAGGCTGGTCTTTCGGACGAGTTTATCGGCCGGCGTCTTAATGTTCGGCCGGAGATCGTCCGCGCTGTCGCAGAGGCCAAGCACCGCTACACGCTTCCGAAACTTGTTGCTGGCTGCGAAGGCGAGGATGAAGGCGACGACGACGTAAGCACGGTCGTCAAAATCGAAGGCCTGCCGCGGGGCGCGTTCATGGTCCTGAAGTTCGCCCTTGAGCGGCAGAACGAGTTTGCGCTCAGCAAGGACGGTCTGTCGAAGGAGCTGAACCAACCGTTGAAGGCGGTAGACGCGGGCATGTCGCGACTGCTGTCGGATGGTTACATCGTGCGCGTCCGGGCCGGAAGCGGCGGCAAGCCGCCGCTCTATCGCCTCACGGAAACGGGCGAAAAGATTGCCGCCATGGTTTTCACCGGCGTGATCGGAGCGTGAAGAATGCTCTCCGACTCGATCCGACATATGCGCGAACGCATGACGGAGGAGGGTTCGACGCCCGGCCTGCTGCTGACGCTGCACGCCTTCGAGATCGAGGCGAAGAATATGGAGGACCGGCTGCATCTCTTGCTCGGTCGGCCGCATGTGGCGCTCGACGGAAATCTGATCTCGGGTCCTTCACTTGTCGACCTCGGAGCATCCTCATGATGCGGGAGAAGAGCACGAAGGTCGTGTTGATCGTCGCCCCGACCGTGTTAGCGCGGGCTGCGACGCTGGAGGCTTTCGGCCTCGACCCGAGCCGGGAGGGGCTGCGCTACATCGACAAGGCCCACAGCCTGCGCGGCTGGTCGCGTGGCACGGCATACCTCGCGATGAATTCCGGCACCTGGTCGACGGATCGCGGCATCGAGCTTGACCGGGTTCTGACCGCGCTGACGCGCAACGGGCAGTTGCGGATTGCCAATGAGCGGGATCTCGATCAACTCAAGAAGGGTGCCGCGTGATGTTGAGCAAGGCAGACCCGAGACGCGCCACCTCATCCGCCATGACCGGGAAGATTAACGATCGCCAAGCGCTTGCCGCGATCGTGCTCTGGAATTCCGGGCATTTTGACACCCTCGACATCAGCAAGCTGTTGTCGATCGGCGAGGACGCCGTTTACCGCACTCTTCATGCGGCCCGACATGTTGCGGGTGGCCAGAGATGAGCAATCCGGTACTCGACGATTTCATCCTCAGGGCTCGTGCCGTCACGGTTACAGAGACTGCCGAGAGGCTCAATCTGCCTCGGCCGAAACGCGAGGCGGCTGGATCGCGGCCGTGGTCGAGCGATGTCGGCCAACCGTGCCCTGTCTGTGGCGGAAAGGATCGCTTCTCGATCAACGGCGGCAAACAGGCATGGAATTGCCGGCATTGCGGTACTGGTGGCCGAGACGGGATCAGCCTTGCGGCCTTCGTCCTTCACTACGATCCGAAATCGCGGACAGGATTTCTGGAAGCCTGCGCCGCCGCGCTAGACGAACAGATCCCTGAAGGTGGGGAGCGCGAAACCGAAGACGAGCGGCAGGCGCGAGAAGAGCGGCGCAACGCCAGTCTCGCCAAGCTTGAAGCTGATCGCGCGGAACGGGACCGGCAGCAGGGAGAACATCGCGACCGGGAGATCCAGCGTGCCCGCGGGATATACTTCAATGCTCAGGAATGCCTGGATGAGACGCTCTACGGCGCCCAGATGATCCGCGCATACCTGCGCCATCGCACCGGGTGTCAGGTGCCGATGGAGATTTTCTTCAATCTGAGATTCGATGGGAACCATACCTATTGGCACGGACAGGACGATTTCGGCCGGCCCGCATCCCTCCATTCGGGTGCGGCGATGATCGCACCCTTCGTGACGCTCGACGGGCATGTGACCGGTTGCCACGAAACGTGGATCGACATGCGAAACGCCCCGAAGTTCCGCCCGGATCTCGGCGTCGACGAGAAGGGGGAAAAGCTCACCACCAAGAAGATGCGCGGGACCAAGAAGGGCTCGTTGGTGCCACTTCTCGGTGACATGAGCGCGCGCCGCTGGGTCGGCGGCGAGGGGATCGAGACGGTGACAGCCGTTGCGGGCTTCGAGGGCTTTCGTTCCGACACGTTCTATTTCGCAGCTGGCGATCTCGGCAATCTCTCTGGCCCGGCCGACCGAGGCAAAGGCAAGAGCGAGAGCTATGTGGTCGGGGGCAGGAAGGTCGCCTTCTGGCCATATCCGAAACCAGACCAGTCTCGGGACGAAGCCATACAGCTTCCGGCGCATGTTAGCGCCCTCGTGCTGCTCGCTGATGGCGACAGCGAATTCTATTTCACGGCTGCAGCCATGGCCCGGGCGAAATCCCGGCTCTCGGTTCCCGGTCGCGACATCAGCATCTGGTGGCCTCCGCAGGGCGCGGATTTCGCCAGTCTTTTATGTGAAAGGGCATGAGGGGAATGCAGGACGAACTTTCGGCGGCTATGCCTGACGGTCTCAAGGAGATTGTTCAGGACGCGATGATGCAGCGGGGCGTCGACCCCGAAACCCCACCCGTCTCAGACGGCTCGGACGAAACTCTCGAGGACATGGCGCCACCGCCGTCGGATGACGACCTTCGGGCTGTCCTCGAGTACTGCGCCGGGCTTGATCATTCCGATACCGACAACGGGAAGCGGCTGCTTAAGCATTTCGGGCAGGACCTTCTTGTCGTCGCGCAGGAAAAGGCGAAGCAGGCTCTGTTCGGCGTTTGGACGGGTACGCATTGGGATATCGCCAACGGCGGTCCCAAGGCACTGAAGATCGCGCAGCAGCTCGGCGACCGGATTGCCCAGGAGCGGCATTGGATCAAGCCGAGCCAATCAGAGCAGGAAAAGATCGAGGCCGGAAAGGCCGCGGCCGAGATGGAGGCGCGGGGCGAGGATGTCGACATCGGCGGCAAGCGGTTGATCGCAGCACGGGAAAAGGCACTCGATGCCTTTGGCAAGCGCGTGAAGCGGCGCATGGATCATGCGGTTTCCTCAAAGAACATCGCCCGCATGAATGCGGCCCTGGCCTGCTCAGCGCCCCACATCATCATAGCACCCGACGAGCTGAACGCCGACCGCATGCGCTTTGCGGTCCAGAACGCGACGCTGCGTTTCGAGCGGAAGATGCAACGGAAGAAAAATCCGAAATTCGTCAGCCGCGAAGACACGCCCAATGTGCCGGAGACTATCGAGATCTGTGTCGAAGCCGACGTGAAGGTGACGAAGGGCCATGTTCGGGAGGACCTGATCACGCACATCGCTCCAGTTCGTTACGAAGCGAAGGCCGAATGCCCGCGCTGGTCGAGATTCCTCGAGACTATGCTGCCTGATGCATCCGTTCGGCGCCTGGTGCAGGTTTCGTCCGGGCTCGGGCTCGTCGGCATCACAGTACAATATCTGTTCTTCCATTACGGCGACGGTGCAAACGGCAAGTCGGTATACATGGAAACTCTCAGCCGTCTGTTGGGAGAGATGGCGGTCACTCTGCCGGCCACGAGCCTTATTGGTGAGAGCGGATCGTCGGGCGGGGCATCTCCAGACCTGGCCCGGCTGCTCGGCCGAAGACTGCTGCGCGTCAAGGAGCTTCCAGAGGGCGAGGATCTTAAGGAGAACCTCGTCAAGGAGCTCACCGGGGGTGAAACAATAACCGCGCGCGACCTCTTTGCCGGGTATATGGATTTCGATCCGATCTTCGTAGTTCAGATGAGCGGTAACGGATATCCAAAAATCTCCGGTAACGACGACGGTATCTGGCGGCGCATGGCCGTGGTGCATTGGCCTGTGAAGGTGCCAGAGGCCGAGCGACGGGAATTCGAGGAGATGCTGGCTTACTTCAGGCCGGAATATCCCGGTATTCTGAATTGGTTGATCGAAGGGGTGAAGATCTACCTGAAGGAGGGGATCGTCATTCCAGACGCCGTGCGCGAGGCGACGCAGGAATATCGCGACGACATGGATAGGACGTCGGCCTTCGTGGCGCGATGTGTAGTCAGGGATGAGAATGCCGAGCCCATCCAGTCAAAGGTTCTCTATAGCGCCTATTGCCGCTTCACCGAGGACGAGGGCGGCAGGCCGATGAGTTCGACCGCCTTTGGGCGAGCGATGGCTAAGAAGTTCAAAAAGGAAACGTCAGGCTATGTCTTCTATCACGGGATACGGCTTCGCGATGTGCCGGCGCCGCATCGGGAGGATGTGCCCGAGCCGCCGCCTGGCCGCTTCGATGATGACGCGCCATTCCCCGAGGCCTTCTGACGTGCCCCGTAACCCCACCCGTCATCACACGCACCTTCCGGATTTGGAGGGTTCGGATAGTTTCTTCGAGGGTTTACGGAGAGTTCAGCGGGGGTATGGGGGAACAAAATCAATGACTTGGAGAGTTCGGAGGGTTTTCTCGTGCGTAATATATGTTTGAAAAAGGGGGCCGGGGGAAATCGGTTCAAACCAACGTTAGTGCGTAAAATCTCTCCGAACTATCTAACTCTCTGAAAACAATAACAATAACTCTCCAAAAACTATCCACTCAACTATCCGAACTATCCATGAAGAGGGAAAACATGAAAAAGGTATCGATTGAGCAGTTTCTCACCTGGGCTTTTACTCAGGAGCTTTGCAAAGTTGGCTCGGGGAGTGGCGGAAGCTTCGTGAATGGCTCGTCCTGGGAGATGGTCAGCGATATCTTCGCGCTCGGTACCATCATCGATCGGTCGCCAAATTTTTACGGCGTCATCCCCGACTTTATCGCGACCGGCGAGCCACATCCTGATGCGCAGGCTGTCGGAAATGCTGTCCGCGGCCTCGCTGCCCGCGGAGGCTTCGAGATCGCAGATGGCTGGAAGCCGTTTCCGGAGTGGGAGGACGCTCGCGGCCTGATCGCGGCAGAGGTTGAACGCTTTATGCAGACAATTCGTGTCAAGCGTGACGTTCTGCAGGCCAAGCACATCGTCAATCTCGTCATCAGCAGAGCCATTCTTGGAAGAGGCCCTGATTGGCACTCTGACCGCCCAGAGGAAAACATTGTGACGAAGAACGGCAGCCCTGCCTGGTTCATCGAGGCGAGGGCGCGCGATAGCTTCCGTCGGTCCTACACTTATGAGACGGATGGTTTCGATCACAAGCGTCGGCGACCGAAGGCTGGCGCCTATCAGAAGTTCGAGCTATCAGAGCCTCTGCAGGGTGCTATCCTTTCACGATTGGAATGGCAAATCTGGCAAGATGCACTTGATGTGCTTCATCGTGACCTTCGTGGCGCTCTGTCAGCTCACGAACTGCATCCCTTTTCCCCGATTAGAGCTCCATGGGAAATGATCAGATTTAAGAGCGAGCGCCTCCAAGCCGTTGATAACGCCTGATATTATTTTCAGATTTACGGATTGCGGCGCGACGGTCGGTTGACATACATTAAACACACTGAAAAAGATTAGATGACCCGCTTGGCAATGCCCGGCGGGTTTTCGTTTCCAGATGATGGAGGCGGCCATGAAAACCGCCGCTGTAATGGCGGCATCTTCGGACACAGGCGATGACCGCTGAGCTTCATTTCGATGCGAGCGAACTGCAGCAATTGTCGCGAGCGATTGCCAATCTCCCGGGCCAGATCAAGGCAAAGGCGATGGCCAGCGCGATGCGGCGAATGCGTGATATGGCTCGCACGCGGATCGTAAAGCGAAGCGCTGAGCGTACCGATCTTCCAGTGCGGAAAGTTGCGGCGCTGACAACGGCGCATTTCAACGCCGGTGGCAACACCATTGAAGTGGTTGAGAAGTCAGGGTGGTTTCGGCTGTATGATCTTGGCGCGACGCAGAATGCAAAAGGCGTCCGTGTCCGTGGTCGGGGGTCTTATCGATCTGCCTTCATCGCTCAAATGGCAAGTGGCCACCGAGGGGTAATGAAGCGCGTTGGAAAAGAACGACTGCCGATCAGGGAGTTGTTTGGACCGAACCCGGCGCACGACGTGACCAACAACCCCGAAGAGTTCCTGAAAGTCCTAGCGGAGCTAATAGAAGATCACCTCGCGCCTCGCGTCCTTCACGAACTTGACCGCCTCCTACCCCGCTGACCCCTCGGTCGGTCGGGCAGGCCCCCCCGGGTCAAGGGACCGTATCCGCAATCCTCCCCCTGCGGGGCCGGGCGACCCCGAAATCCCGCCAGTCTGACCCTAAATTTGAAGCCTAAATTTCTAAAGAGCGGCTAAAGAGCTAAAGAGCGCGGTAAAGTCGGAATGGATGCCTCCGTTACCAAAGGCGAATTCGCGACACTGATCGGCGTTTCCCCGGGGCGCGTCAGTCAGTATCTGGCGGAAGGGAAGATATCGCAGGCTTCATTGGTCGGCTTGGGCCGCAACGCCAAGATCCTTGTCGAGCGGGCAAAGGCCGATTTGCGCCTGGCGCTGGACGTTTCCCAGCGTCTTGGCAATGGGATTGATACCCGGATCGACGCCGGTAGTCAGACAACGCCAGTGCCCGGAGGTGGATCGTCGACCGTCGAGCACAGTGCGTTTGGAAGCATATTGCCGCCGCCGGTCCCCCAGAGTGGCATTGACTACGAACTCAAGCAGCAAAAGCTAGAGGCTGCGCGCCGGGTCAACAGGAATGCAGCCATTAGCGAGGCGCGCGATCGCGGCCAGCTAATGGAAACGGATGCCTCCCGGGCCGAGATGTCGCGCGTCGCGGCGGCGCTGATGGATGTGTTCGACGGCGGTCTTACCGATATGGCATCTACCATTGCCGCAGCGTTCCAACTGCCGCAACGAGACGTGAAGCATCTGATGCGGAAAGAATTCCGCAAGTTGCGAGAAACGGCCGCCAAGCAGATGAAGGCCAAGGCGGTCGGGCTGCCAGAATATACCGAGGTGGTCATCGAGGTCGAGGAGTTGGACGAGGCGGCGGTGTCATGAACCAGATTGTCGTGGAAACCGCGAATGCCACGCGCATCGCTTACGACGTTCTGCATGACACCCTGAAGCCTGCCGAGGATGTCGACTATCTGTCCTGGGCCGAAAACAACATCGTTTTTTCGGAGCTGGAAAGCCCAGACTATCCGGGCCCGTACAATCGGCGGCTTTTTCGATACTTCGACGAGGTGCTGCGAGCGCTTTCGCCGGATGACTTATGCCGTATCGTAACACTCGCGAAGTCGGCACAGATCGGCGGAACGGTTATCGCCAACATTTACACCGGCGGTTCGATGGACATGGACCCCTCGTGGTTCCTGTATGTCCACCCGACGGAAAACAACGCCGAGCGCTGGAGCAAGATGAAGCTAGCGCCGATGCTGCGTAGCACGTCGGCGTTGACGGCAATCTTCCCGAAGAAGAGCCGCGATGGTCTGGACTCTTTGCTCTACAAGGAGCGTGCCGACGGCCGGGGGGCGATCCAGATTTCTGGCGCGAACTCAGCCGCTTCGCTCAGCCAGGTCACGATGAAACGTCAGGTCCAGGATGACCTGTCAAAATGGGAGAACAATTCCGGCGGTGATCCGGAAACACAAGCAGACAGCCGATCTCGCGGGGTCGAAGAGGCGAAGATCTTCAAGATCTCCACACCGTTGGTAATGCCCGGCTGCCGGATCACAACGAATTTCGAGGCAGGAAGCCAAGAATATCCCTACGTTCCCTGTCCGCACTGCGACCATATGCAGGTGCTGGAATGGGAAAACATGCTGTCCAACCTCAATGAGGACAAGCCTGAGGATGCCCATTTCACCTGCATCGAGTGCGGGACGGAAATCCGAGAATACCATCGCCAGGCGATGGTCGATCGGATCGAGTGGCGCTCTCGCAATCCAGTGCAGAAGAGATTCCACAGATCGTTCTACATCTGGTCGGCTTACAGTCCGCTGCAGAGTTGGGAGCGTATTGCCCGCGAATGGTTGAGCGCGAAGGGTGATCCGGCTTCAGAGCAGACCTTTCTGAACGATACCGTTGGTCGGGCATATGTGACCGCCGGTGAAGCGCCTCCCTGGGAGACGCTGAGGGATCGCGCGGAGAAGTCTGACTATCCGAAGGGCAAGATCCCGGCCGGGGGCGTCATCCTCACGCTCGGGATTGACTGCCAGGACGATCGCGTGGAATGGCAGTGCGTTGCGTTCTGTCGCAATTTTCGTCGTTTCGTTGTCGACTATGGCGTTATCCCGGGTCACATCTCCGATGAGGGCTGCCAGAGCCGGCTTGATGCGTTGGCCAACCAGACCTGGCCAAACAGTTACGGTCGTCGGATCAGCCTCGACAAGATCGCGATCGACGGCAACGCCTATACGGAAGATGTCTGGGACTGGGCCAAGCGGCACCCGGCGAGCAAGGTTGTGATGGTTCGCGGTGGCAACACCGACAACGCACCCTTGACCCAGAGGGTCAAGAAAGAGCGCAACGCGAAGACGGGCAAGCTGCTTCGGTATTCGAAACGGTTCTACACGTTCAACGCCTCGGTGTTGAAAATGGCGCTCTACCGCAATGTCGCCAAACAGGACCCTCTCGAGCGAGGTTATGTCGCTTTTCCCACGGGATTGGACGACGAGTATTTCCGTCAGCTGACCGCGGAGCGTCGTGTTCCGAAGAAGCGGAAAGACGGATTTACGGAATACAAATGGGAAAAGGATCCCAACCAGGCGAACGAGGCTCTCGACACGATGAACCAGGCCGAGGTCGCGGCCATCTTGTTCGGAATTCGCGGGCTGCCAGACGGGATCTGGGATCGGCTTGAAAAGGAACGTGAGAGCTTTCTAGAGCCCGCGCAACTCGACTTCGAAGATGGCCTTTTCGCCGCGGCTATGGCCGTAGGGGGCGTTCTCGCGGGGCCGGCATCGAAACAGGAGTCGGCTTTGTCAAAGGCCGAGACCCCAAAAACAAACAGATGGGCAAAGCGCAAATGACGGACAAGCCAAGACACAGGGTGAAGGCTGGGAGCGTTGCCATGGCAGCTTCCGCTCGCCCTCTCGAGGCGCCGTCTTCGCCGAGAGTTCGCGCCAGTTATATGCGGGACACCCAGTCGGGAGTCATCGCCGCCCGTCCAGCATCGTTGCGTGAACATCGTGACGAAATTCGGAGGGTCTGGACGCGAGCTGCTGGTCTCGCGATGGATCTCCTGCAAAACAGCGGGAAGCTTCGCGGAGCGGCCGATCAGATCATCGCAGATACCGTCGGTATCGAGCTGCAGCTGAACCCTCGTCCGGATTTGGTCAGGTTCGGCTACAGCCCCGAAGAAGCGATCGCATGGATCCGCGAGTTGAAGGCGGAATGGAAAGTCTGGGCGTGGAACCCGCTCGAATGCGACTTTCGCGCCAAGTGGACCATTCCCCAGATGACCGATATCGGCGTTCGGCACTGGCTGGCGTTTGGTGAGAGTGTTGGTGTCTGCTCATTCGTTCCGAGGTCGCAGCGTCTTCCTGGAACAAAAACCGGCACGAAGTTTCTGCTGCTGTCACCACAGCAGCTCGTCCAGGACACCAACGATGTCGAGGGCCTCTACCAAGGCGTGGTTCACGACAGCTACGGGCGACCGATCGCATACCGCTTCGAGGAAAAGCGTGACGGCTTCAGGCAGAAGGTTGATTACGCCGCCCGTGACAGCGAAGGACGGCAGATGGTCATGCATGCGTATGATCCATTCTCGAGCGATGACGTTCGGGGGATATCCCCGCTTGTCACGACATTTCGCAAGTATCTCATGGCCGAGAACGTCGACGACGCCACGGCGCAGTTGATGTTTCTGCAGACCATCTATGCGGCCATCCTGAAAAGCGACAAGCCGAGCGTCGAAGCGTTCGAAGCGCTCGATATGATGAAGGAGGCGGGTGGTGACGGGGCCGCTGACATAGCGTCCGACTTCGTCGACTACTTTAAGGCGCAGCTTGATCGTGCGGCGGAATCGGAAATCCGGCTCGGGCCGGGTGCGGGGGTTTCGCACCTAGCGCCAGGCGAGGACATGGAGTTCAAGAATATTACCGCGCCGGGGCCGAACCATAAGGATGTCATCGGCACCTTCAATCGGGAAACCGCGCGAGCGCTCGGGATCACTTATGGCGGATACACGCTTGATTTTACGCAGGCGACCTATGCCAGCACCCAGATGGAAAACGCATCGACCTGGCCGATTGCGCGCCGACGCACTGAACGCATCGCATCACCGCATGTCCTGATCCCTTACGCAAGTTGGGTCGACGAGCGGATCGAGACCGGTGTCACGCCCTTCAAGGGTGGCGTCGAAGTTTACCGCGCCAATCGCGAGGCCATTTTGTGGGCGCTCTGCACGGGGCCGAGCAAACCGACTGCCGACGACGTCAAGAAGGCCAAGGGTGCTAGCGAGCGTATCGTCAACGGTACGGGAACGCTCGAACAGGAAATCAGCGAAGATGGCGGCGATCCAGAAGAAGTCTTCGAAAGTCGGCTCTACTGGCACAAGCGTTACATCGACGCGGGTATGAAATCGCCTTTCGAACGCGGCATGCCAAGTGAACCGGCCGCTGGGGGCGATGAGCCCGCAAGCAAGGGCAGGGTGGACGCATGACGAATGCAGTGAAAATCGGCGGGATTACCGTCGATATCGAAGATCCCTGCGCACTCTACGCGGTGCTTGCAGCGGCCAAGACGAAGCGGCTTGCCGGGGAGCAGATCGAGGAATCGGAGTTGCGGTCTCCCGTCATGCACCAGCGGATCAAGGTCGCATCGTCGAGCATTGCCGACATCGACAAGGAGCTGGTGAGGCTGCAGGCCGCCTGCCAGGCAAAGACGACCGGTTGCCGTCCGACACGGCGGATGCGGTTACGGTTCTGAGGGAATATCATGAGCTTTCGTTATGCACAGATAGCGCAGCGCGTGTTCAACACGCCGCTGATGTATGATCCTCGCAAGGCCGAAGCGTTCCTGCAGGGGCTCGGAAGTCGTATCGCCGGCGATACGGTTTTCATCAACAACCCGGAGGGCGCCGTCAATCACGTTGGTGGTGGGAACGGGCGACCGCTCGCCGGCAAGGTCGGTGGTCGCATCGAGCGTGCGTACAACAGGGCGAGCCTCCTACCGTTCGATCTGGTCGACAATATCGCGATCATTCCGATCGAAGGCAGCTTGGTCCACAAGGGGGGATGGATCGGGTCCAATTCCGGCGAGACATCATATCAGGGGCTCCAGGCTCAGATTTCCATGGCACGTCAGTCGAGCCGTGTGCGCGGTGTCGCGTTTGAAGTGGACAGCTACGGCGGCATGGTCAACGGCGGTTTCGAGACGGCGGCTGCGATGGCGCAGCTATCGAAAGAAAAGCCGACCATATCTATCCTTACGGACCATGCCTATTCCGCCGGCTACCTGCTCGCGTCTCAGGCGCGGCAGATCGTCATCCCGCGGTATGGTGGCGCCGGTTCGATCGGCGTGATCATGATCCATGCCGACTACTCGCAGGCGCTCGAGGATGAAGGTATTCGCCTTACCATCATCCGTGCCGGGAAGCAGAAGGCCGACGGAAACCCTTACGAGCCCCTCAATGCTACCCTTGCCGAAAAGTGGCAGGCCGAAGCGGAGGGTATGCGGCAGGACTTCGCAGAGGCCGTTGCCAGAGGCCGTCGCGGCCGCATCACCAAGGCAAAGGCTCTTGCGACCGAAGCGGGCGTCTTCGACGCATCGGAAGCTGTGAAGATGGGCCTTGCCGACGCCGTCGGCGATCCGCTCGAAGCGTTCGATGCCTTCGTCAAGGAAGTGAACAGGGGTTGATCCCCAGGAGACCCATCATGACCAGTCTGATTGCTGCCATCCGGGCCGCTGTGCGCCCCGGATCGGCCCCTCATGCCTTCGTCACCGACGATGGCGAACCGGATGCCTCTGCATCTAATTCCGAAACGCCTCTACTCGAGGCACCGATAACAGGAGCTGAAATGCCTGATCCACAGCCTGGGGCCGGCATGGCCCCTGCCTCTATCGCCCAAGCGGTTGCCACTGCTGTAACCGGCACCGCCGATGGCTTCAAGGCGGCCACCGACCGCATGAATGCGATCCTTGGCGCCGAAAGTGTCAAGGGTGACGCCAAGCGCATGAGCGCCGCTCTCGATCTTTCGACCGCGTCGCCCGACATGAGTGCCGATGCCGTTGTCGCCTTTGTGGTTGCCAACGTGCCGGCCGCCGATGCCTCGGCGCCTGCTGCCGTGTCGCGGCCGGCTGCGGCGACGCCGGGTGCTGCAGCCGCAACATATGAAAGCCAGCGCCTGGCGGCGGCGAACCTTGCCATGCCTGGCGCATCTGGTGGCGGTCAGAAGGCCACCGCCACAATCAACCGTGACGCCATCTTCGCCGCGCGTCGCGCTAACCCGAAGGGAGCATGATCATGCCGACGAGCTTTACCGAAACCCCGCGTGATCTTGCTTTCATCCTATCCGAGGGCAACGGCATGGTGTCGCGCGAGGTGCTCACCATCAAGTCCGGCTCCGGCAAAGTTTTAGCCGGAACCATCCTCGGCAAGGTTACGGCTGACGGAAAGTATGTTCCATCGCCGAACGCCAGTGTCGCGGGCAAAGAGGGCGCCGAGACCGGCGTTGCCATCCTTGGCTACGAGGTCGACGCGACGTCCGCAGATGTGCCGGCCGTTTGCGTGACTAACGACGCAGAAGTCAAGTTGCCGATGCTGATCTTTGAGGCAACGGTGAACGACGCGGCCAAACGCACGACCAAGTTGGCGCAGCTGCGCGCCGTCACCATCAAGGCACGATAGGAGAACGACCGTGACCGCACCCAATGTTCATACCTCCGACCCGTTCAGCCTTGAAAGCCTGACGGCCGCCGTCAACGCTGTTCCATACCGGCCGGGCCAGGTCAGCGCCACCGGCATCTTCCAGGAAGACAGCGTTTCGACAACGATGATCTCGATCGAACGTCGCAACGGGAAGCTCGGGCTTGTCGAGCCCACCGAACGCGGTGGTCCGGGCGAGACGACCGGTGACGATGACCGTGTGAAAGTGCCGATCAATGTGCCGCATTACCAGCGCAATGACAGCGTCATTGCAGACGAAGTCCAGAATGTCAGGGAATTCGGAACCGAAAGCTCACTCGAAACCATCGTGGGCCGCGTCAACCGAAAAGCTGCTCGGCACGGCCAGGACCTGCAGATGACGCTGGAACATCAGCGTGTCGGCGGGCTGAAAGGCATTATCACGTCGAAGTCCGGCAAGACCATCGTTGATCTCTACAGTGCATTCGGCATTGCGGTTCCGGCCGCGGTGTCGCTGGAACTCGACGTCGACACGACGCTGGTTGCCGGCCTTTGGCAGGACGTCGTGTACTCGATCGAAGATTCTTTGGACGAGCCGTACGGTGGCATTCATTGCTTTACCGGGCGCGATTTTCACAAGTCTCTGTGGCAGCACAAGTCGGTACGCGAAACCTTCCTCTACGGTTCGTCCGCTGTCATCCTCCGGCAAGATGTACCTGATGTCTTCGAATGGGGCGGTGCGACCTGGGAGCGCTACAAGACCGGCGCGAAAGCCACCGCTGATCTCGGTGCACCTTACATCGCGGCGAACGAAGCGCGTGTCGCAATCACCGGTGTCGATGACCTATACATTACACGGTTCGCGCCGGCGGACTACAACGAGACCGTCAACACACCCGGCCTCCCGCTTTATGCGCAGATGATCGAGAAGTTGAACCGCAAGGGTTACGATCTGGAAGTTCAGTCGAACCCCATTTCGCTCTGCACGCGTCCCGAGGTTCTCCGCAAGCTGACCCTCACCTGACGGCTGATCGCCACATGAACGCAGGAAGCTGGGTAGATCCGGCTTCCTGTTTCCAGATGTCTGCGCCGCAGGCATCCGGCAACAGGAAGGGAATTTAACAATGGCATCGAAAATCGGCATCGCCTTTCATCGCGGCGGCATCATTCCGGCGTCCATCCTCAAGCGGGACAAGGATGTCCACGTCTCTGCCCATGAGGCGATCGAGGTTCCGACCGACTACGGTCAGCATCTCATCGACGACAAGTTCGCATACGCGAAGGACGTCGAGAAAGCCACCAAGGCGACGAAGAAGAGTGGTCCGACCGAGACAGAGATCGCGGCGGGAGAACAGGCCGTAACCGACGCAGAAGCGGCGGTCACGGAAGCGGGTGATGATATTGCTGCGAAGGCCGCCGCGGAGACTGTGCTCACAGACGCGCAGGCCGCTCTTGCAAAGCTGAAGGCCTAAGATGGTCGATTGGGAAGCCGCGCGTGCGTTTACGCAGGAAGCGTGTTCGGAAATCTTTGACTACACGGCATGCCTCCTGCAGCCGCGGCGTACCGGTATCTCTGTCAATCATCCGTCCACAGACGACGCCGATCGATCCTCTTTTGACTTCAAGGGATCGATCGATCTGGAGCCGCCGAGCGATCGGATCCCTCGTCATTTGTCACCGGATACCGGCATCCGGAACGGAACCGTTTCTTACGATGCGGTCCTGTCTGCTCATATTGCTGGTTGGCCATATCAGCCACGCCGCGGAGATTTCGTCATCGCCGGCGGCGTGACGTGGAAAATTGAGGCCAAGGAAGAAGACGGCTCCAATCGGCCTGCCTGGTATCTGTCGAGGGTGAAAAGCTAATGCTTGCTGCAGAAGCCTTGAGACTGGCCGCAATTGAAGTTTTGTGCCCAACATCTGCCGTGTTGTCGGGTGCGGGCTTCCCGACGCTCGCCGGGTCTCGCGTATTCGACAGTCGGGCGGCCGCGCTCGAGGATCTCGATCGCGATGCCCCAGAGGGCTATACGCCGGTGCTGGCCGTCTACACCCCGGAAAGTGGTGCAACTCTTCGTGCCAGCATTTCCGCAGCGGGCGATACTGTCGCCACAGCCGTTCTTGAGATTATTGCGGAGCTTGCCATCGCAATTGATGACGGGGACGGAATGATTGCGGATGCGATGGCAGCCACTGACCCTGAAGCGCGCCTCGTTCTCGCCGCTCTGTGTTCGCAGGTTCGCTATGCGCTTGAACATAGTGTTGCGGGTCGTCTCTGGCGGTCCCTCGTCAATCATGTGATCAGGATCGACGAAGAAACCTTCGGTGTTCCGGAGCTCGGCCTCAGATGGCAACGCATGAAAATGCGCATCCATTGCGAAATCCGCGACGACGATTTCAGCGATCAGGGGCTGCCAGAGCCGATCGCCGCGATCTATGCCAAGCTGCCGGCGCAGTCCTATGCGAAAGCCAAACTGGCGGCTCTCGCTGAGCATTTTTCGCGCGACGTGCTCCCATCACTGGATCGCGTCACCGTCGATACGGGACCCAATCCACCCGGCGCACAAGTCGATTTCTCCTGATCCACGGAGGCCGTGATGACCACTCTATACAAGCCTCGCAAAGAGGGCTTGCGCATTCCCATGCCTGGCCGACAGGGCGACTGGCCGGCCGATGGGCATCCCGTCAATTTCGCCAATCCCTACGAAGCGCGGCTCGTGAGAGATCGCGATCTCGTCAAAGTCAAAACCACACCCGCGCCGAAGGACCCGGCCGGCGAAACCGGAGGCTCGAAATAAATGGCATCCAACATTCCTGCCAACCTGACGGCGCCGCTCTTCACCTTCGACGTGCAGAGCGGCGGTAATTTCGAAAATGAAAACCGGCTTATCCTGCTGGGTCACGGTCTCGCTGCCGGCTTGCTCGCCGCGGACGGCATCGCGCTTTGCAACACCAAGGAAGATGCGCGCCGGCTTGCGGGTGCTGGCTCGATGCTCGAATCCATGTTCATCGCTACGCGACGCAATGCCCCGGCGCAGGAGATCTGGATCGGGCGTGTCGCTGATGCCGGCACGGCCGAAATCCGCACTATCACGGTTGGCGCTGTTGCAGCGGCTGGCGGGCAGGGTGTTCTGCAGATCGCCGGCGAAAGCATTTCGGTCGAGATCCCGGCCGGCGCGACCGCGAACGCTGTTGCTGCCTCCCTCTCCGCGGCGATCAACGCTTACTACAACCGTTTCACCGGTCGCTCCCTGCCGTTCACCGCTACGGTCACCACGAATGTGGTCACCATCACGGCGCGGCACAAAGGTACCTATGCGACCGGACTTGATATCTTTGTTCCTGTGCTCGACAGCGCGAATGCCTTTACCGGCCTCTTCACCTTCGCGACGACGACGCCAGGCGCTGGCGCGCCTTCACTCGCAAACGTGCTTGCCGCGATGAACGACGATGCGTTCGAAGTCATTGTCTCGGCTTTCGGGGACGCGACGAACCTCGCATTGCTCGACGCCTTCCTTGGCCCGGTATCCGGTCGCTGGTCTTATGCCCAGCAGCTCTACGGGCACGCGTTCTATCCGAAGACGGACACAACTGCGAACCTTGCCACCTTCGCACTTGCTCGTGACACCTGGCACCTCACCATGGTTCCCGAACTGGCAGGGGGCGGGAACGGTACGCCAGACTACCAGTGGGTCGCCGCGTTCGTTGGGCGCATCGCACCTTGGCTCGGCGGTGGCGCCAATGGCGACGTGTCGCGCAATCAGTCCGGCCTGGTCGTTCTGGATGTGCTTGCGCCTCGCGACCGCAATTACTGGATGGACTATGGCACGCGCGATAGCATGTTGAAGAGCGGCGTTTCAACATGGTCGGTCAACCGCAATGGCGAGGTGATGATCGACAAGATCATCACACACCAGCAGAGCACGAATGGTGCGCCGGATACGACATTCCGCGATATTCAAGCGGTCTATCAGGTGACATATGCCCTGAAGAAGTTCCGCGCTGATCTCGCCTATGAGCATTCGAACAAGGCGTTGGCGCAGGACAATCCATCCAACCTCGACGCCATCACGACGCCAAAGGATATTCGTGCGACGCTGTTCCACTCCTACCAGTCGATGCCGGGCGTTCTTAAGAACGCAACCTCGGTATTGCCCTATATCGTGGTGTCGATCGACCAGGACAATCCGAACCGGGTCAATGCGCAGCTGCCGATGGACCGCGTCAACGCTCTCGACATCTTCGCTGGCCTCGCGAACGTCTACAGCCAGTTCACGACCTCGGCAGCGACGGCGTCACTCTGACGCCGTCTTCTCCTTCGCATCTTTCCTCAACACGTCCTTTTAGGAGGCATTTCCCATGGGTCAGAATTTCGGCGGGCGCATTACGATGCGTCTTTCCACCGGCGAGACGTTCGCACTTCGCGGCACTCTCAACTTGAATACGGCCGGCCAGACCAACGAAGCCGTTACGAACCAGGACGGCTCGGTCGACCGAGTCGGAACGGTCAAGGATCGTCGCGCCGAGATCTCCTTCGCTGACAAGGGCATCGATTATGACGCGCTTATGAAGGCAGATCGCTTCAACGTGACCCTCATCGAGGAGTTCACCGGTGTCACGCACTATCTGACTGATTCCTTCGTGGTCGGCGATCCGCAGCAGAATCGCGTCAACGGTGAGGTTACCGGTCTGTCTGTCTCAGCCGAGAAATATAACCGGAGCAATGCCTGATGGCTGAGCGGGTGACGGTGGACCTGTCGAAGACATACACGGTCCACGACAAGAAATTCTCCTCGATCGTTCTTCGGGAACCTCGTTACGCCGAGATCTTCATGGAGGGGCGCGGCAAGCCGCGGGAGTGGCAGCCGAGCCCGCATGGGCCGGTGCTTGTCAGCTATCCCGGTGTCGTCGACTCCTATTTGCAGAAGCTGATCGTGGAGCCTGGTTACGATTGTATCGGCGAGCTTTCAACCGTCGACGCGCTGAAACTGGAAAAGGCGGTTCTCGATTTTTTTCCGGTCTAGGCGACGTCGATCAGGTCGCCGACGTTTTTGTCTTTCGTCTCGGCTGGTCGGCCGAGCGCGTTGAAATAATGACGCCGAGCCAGTTGTTCTATTGGGCGCGGCGCCTTCTGGACTTCAAGGAAAGGAACAAGGCGTGACCCGTACTGTCGAAGCGCAGCTGCGAATTTCCGCTGTCGATAAGACCGGGCAGGTGTTCAAGTCTGTCGCCGGCAAGATGGGGGAGATCAATCGCCGGGCCGACGCCCTCAATCGCCAGCAAGGCGCGCTCGCCAAGGGGTCGCAGGCAGCCTACGGGGCGATACTGCGATATGCCGCTCCGGCGGCGCTTGCCTACGGCGCGAAGCGAGCAGTCACGGATTTTGCTGCCGTTGAACGACAGATGACGCGCATCGGCATCACGGCAAACGCCAGTGTTGCGGAAACCAATGCAGCCTTCACACGACTTCAGGATATTTCCAAGCAGGTTTCCTTGCCGGTCGACGATGCAATTACCGCGCTCGACACGCTGGTCGCCTCGGGCCTCGATCTGAAAGAGGCAATGGACTTCCTGCCGTCCGTTCTAAAAACGGCGCAGGCGTCCGGCGCGGCAACAGAGGATATAGCCAATACCGCCATCAAGGCGGCGTCCGCGCTGAAGCTTCAAACCGGGCAGATGCAGCACGCCTTCGACATCATGGTGGCTGGTGGTAAAGCCGGCCAGTTCGAGCTGAAGGACATGGCGACCTATATCCCGGATCTCGCCAACTCCTTTTCGTCCCTTGGCTACACTGGCGAGGACGGCCTGAAGAAGCTCGTCTCGATCCTGCAGACCATCCGCGAAGACACCGGGTCCGCTTCTTCTGCTGCGACCTATGCGCAGAACGTCTTCGGCAAGATCTATTCGCAGGACACTGCGACGAAGTTCTCGAAGATGGGAGTCGATCTTCGCAAGGAACTCGATGCGGCGCGCAAGAACGGTGAGGACACAGTCGCGGCGTTCGTCCGGATCTCGAAGGAAGCAATCAATGGTGATCTGAGCAAGCTGCCATTGCTCTTTACCGATGAGCAGTTCCGACTCGGCATGCAGTCGTTGATGACCAGTGCCGACAGCTATGAAAAGTTTCTAAAGACGGTGAACGACTCCGAGGTCGACGGAACGGTGTTTCGTGACCTGGCGCGGGTTACTGGTGACACGCAATCCAGCATCGACAAGCTGTCGAGTAGCTGGGACAAGCTGATGAATAGCATCGGCAAGGGCGTCTCGCGACCTGCGGTGCCGGTCATGGACGCGGTGTCCAAGGATGTGGATTACGGGGATGCCATTCGCTCCTCCCTTCAGCAGCAGGGGATGGGCTATTGGGCAATCGAAACATGGATGGCCCGCAATCTGCCATTCGGATCGTTTTCTCAAAGCCGAGAAGCAGACAAACAGGCGCTTGCCGGTGGTTATGCTGACCCCGAGTTCATCCATCGGATGACGCAAGGGCCGAACATGCCGCAGGGGCCACAGCTACCGGAGTTCCCAGGCGGAGATCGGAACATCGATCCTCGCAATCTGCCAGCGACGGGGCCGGTGCCTGGTACGCGCCCCACAGTTTCAAAGCCAGCGCCGCCGTCGTTGACGGAAATCTACGGGCAGTATGCGCAGAGCCGAATTGCTGGCGAGCACGCGATTGCCAGCAATGCCAAAGCCGCAGGCATGCCAACCGGTGCATCCGGCCTCACGTCGATGCTAACGGAATTCTTCCGCATGCCGTCGAAGGAGGAGCTTCAGGACGCTCTAAAGATCGATGCAACAGGTCTGAAAGAGTCCGGTGACGAAGCCGCGCAGAAAGTGGCGGACGGTGGCCGCGAGGCGGGCGCCTCCATCAAGGAGTCGGCTGCATCGCTGACCGAAGCTGGAAACAGCATCAGTTCGGCGATCCTGTCGGCGGTGGACCAACTAAAGGCAGCCGCGTCAGCTTTCAATCGGGCAAGCAGCGTCCGCGTGCCTGTCAACGCAGACACCGGCCGCTCCATGCCTTCCCAAGCTGGCGCGCCTGGCGGCGGCGGTGGCGGCTATTAAGGAGACGAGATGCGCGATTGGGCAAAGACGTTACGGCGAGCAAGCTATCGTGGCGTCGAGTTCTGGGTAGATTACGAGGATCTGTCCCGTGGCAAGCGCTTGGCCTTGCACGAATACGCCGGCGGGCAGCAGCCGGTCGTCGAAGAGCTCGGTCTTGCTACGTCCGCATACGGGCTGACGATTTATCTTGTCAGCGATCTGGCGGACGTGCAGGCCAAGACGCTCGAGGCGGCAATGCTAGCTGCGGGCCCCGGATATCTGATCTTGCCGATCGATGGCGGATTGCTGGCAACAGCACAAGACTTCCGGCGCTCGCGGCGGAAGGATCAACACGGGTACATCGGGTTTGATGTGACATTCATACCGGTCCTCAACGCCGGCGGTATCATCCTGTCGGTCGGTGACGTTGCGGCGGCAGTCACCAATTCCTTTTCGGCAGCTGCGGCGCAGTTTGCGAAATTCTTCTAGAAACGAGGCTCACGATGGCTGCGGATAAAGGCACGATACTTTCGTGGCTGGCGGACCTTTCTGCCGCCATCGTGACTGATGCAGAGGATCTATCCGATATCTCGGCGCGCATCGCGGCCGCGCCAGATCTTGGAACCGCAACCTTTGCGATCGAGGTTCTGTCGCTGATGCGGATTATCGCGGAGAGCGCAGACGCGCCCGACGATTTCGACAAGATCGCGCAAGGCCCCCCGGCGGCTGGCGATACGGCCGACGCGGTCTCTGTCATGCTCGGCGTTGGGCTTGCGATTGCCGGAAGCAGGATCGGATTGCCATCACGGCCGGCCGCTCGTCGAGTACGATCGAGGGTTTCTGATGCTGGCGACGCCGCCATGTCGGCAATCGATAAGCTCGGGGGCGATGGTGCGGATCTCTACGCATGGTCGACCTCGATCACTGCGATTGCCTGCCGTCTGATCTCGGACATCGCCGCGAACGCGGCGCCGATCATCAAGGTTTCGACCGGGGTATCCATGCCGTCTACGGTGCTTGCCTATCAGCTCTATGGCGATGCTACCCGCGCCGGCGGCCTTGTCGATATCGCGAACTCCGCAACGCCACTTGTCATGCCAACGCTTTTTGACGCTCTGGCTTCCTGATGCTCGAACAGATCACAATCGACGGCTTCCCGCTGTTCAAGTCCATCACCGTCAATATGTCGGCGGAGGAGGCTGTCCGGACGGCGGAAGTCGTATTGGTGCCGCAGGGGGCGGGCGTTCCTGTCGTGCCGGGGCAGCCGACATCAATCAAGGCCGGCAGGGACTTGCTTCTGACCGGCTACGTCCGGGACGTGCGACCGTCGCATGATGCCGGAGATCGCTCGCTGAGTGTCACGATCTGCTCTCGGACTGTAGATGCAACCGAGTGTTCTGTGGAGCATCCAACCGGTGAGGTCCTTAACAAGGACATAGCGGCAATTGCGAGAGACTTCGACAACCTAGGAATCGGCATCGAGAGCGATGCTTCCTTTCCCGTCGAACCGCGCCACAAGCTTCATGTCGGTGAGACGCTATTCTCGACGATCGAGCGGCGAGCGCGCGGCCGAGGGATACTGATTTACGATACCCCGAAGGGGAAGCTGAAGCTTGCGTCGAAGCCCGAAGGCACCCATCGGGGCGGCCTCTTCTGGGGCGTTAATATCGAGCAAGCCTCATCAGAGCTTACCGAGCGCGGTCGCTATAGCGCCGTGAAGGTGCGCGGTCAGGCAAGCGAAGGAACGAGCAAGCAACAGCTGCGAGCCGAGGCAACGGCCCGAGACGCCGGTGTTTCCCGTTCGCGACCATTGATCCTGCCGCATGAGGGGGAAACGACTGTCGATCGCCTGAAGAAGCGTGCTGACTGGGGCGTGAAGCGAGGCGCCGGCTTTGCCGCGACAGCTTCGATCACCGTCACGGGATGGCGCGACGAGGGCGGAATGATCTGGAACCGAAATTGGCTCGTCTATGTCAGGGACAGCTGGATCGGGATCGATGGCATGATGATCGTCAAGGGCGTCTCGCTAACTCAGGACAGTGAGGGGCAGGGCACTGTCGCTGTGTTGTCGTTGGCAGATCCTCGCGCCCTCGGGGGTGAGAACCCGCGCGGCAAGACTGCGGGCGCCTATTCTGCGCCTGGTGCTATCTCAGTGGAGTATGAAGACGAATGATCGGCAAGCGCATCGAACTCGACGGCAACAACGTGGAGAAGGGCGGACAGCAGTTCGTGACTGGCCGCGCCCTGAAGTCTGATGGCTACTCGAATATCCATCGGATCGAGCCGCATGGGTTCTCATCGATGCCGGTCAAGGGGGCCAAAGCGCTGCTGATTTCTCCAAACAGCGAGGCGGATCAGGCGTTTGTTGTCGGCGGCGAACACCCGGGATTGCGGCCCTCCGATCTACCTGGTGGTGCCACAGCTATCTACGACTCGAGCGGCAATATCATCAAGCTCATAGGAACGGGGATCGTTGTTCAGTCCGGAGGCGTGAAGATGGTCATCTCGCCGGATGGCGTGGCCATCACCGGAGGTACGATCACCCATAACGGCAAGAATATTGGCGACACGCACATTCATGGCGGCGTTGTCCCTGGCGGCGGTACGACCGACGTTCCCGTCTGAGGATTTTCACGATGCTCAAGATCATTCCGGTGGATGACACCGAAGAGCCATATCGCGCGCCGGACCTCGGATGGGGTGGTGTGGTTGGTGACCTCATCCTCAACCCTCTCACGCATCCTGATGCTCCTGGCGATTTTCGTTCGGAGCAGGGGCTCGCCACGCAAGTCCTGATTTGTCTCATGACCGATCGGCGGGTGGAGCAAAGCGAACTGCGAGACGGTGATGAGAACCGTGGCTGGTTCGGGGACAGTTTCGACGTCATGGACGGCGAAACTCCAATCGGTTCCCGGCTTTGGCTCCTGCGCCGCTCGGCGCTCTACCCCGGCATAGAAATCAAGGCCGAAGACTATGCGAGGGAAGCTTTGCAACCACTCATCGATCAGGGCGCGGCCGCGAGGGTGGACGTGACCGCCACCCCCGGTGACAAACGCCTGGATCTGTCCGTCGCCCTCTACGGGCAGAACGGCTCGCGGATCTACAGCTCGCAATTCGAACTACTCTGGAGACAGATTGATGGCGTGGCAAATCCGCTCGCTCCCTGAAGCGTCTGCTCGCGTGCGAGGAGCGTTCCGCAAGCACATGCCGGGAACGGACTCTGCACTAAAAAACAACTTCGTTACGGTGACGGGCAAAGTCCTTGCCGGCATGGCGCACGAGTTTGAATTGCGCATGGCTTGGCTCGCTAGGCAGATGTTTCTTTCTACTGCCACATCGGATCAGTTTATCGTTCAGCTTTGTTCCGATGTGGGAATCTATCGAAAGGCGGCCTCCAAGGCGACCGGACCGTCAGTGATCGGTATCGGTGTTCCGGATACGACCTATCCCGCCGGCGTCCGCTTTATCTCGGGCAGCAACACCTATCTTTCGTCCAACCCGGCGACGGCCGACGCGCTCGGCAACGTCAGTTTTCCAGTCGTCTCCGAAGCGCCCGGCGCTCTGGCCAATCGTGACGCCGGTGGATCGCTCGCTTTGGCGGACCCGGTGCTTTATCCGGACCTCTCGACCGTCTGGACTGTTGGGGATGCAGGGATCGGCGGAGGCGCTGATGTCGAAAGCATCGACGAGATGAGGGCGCGAGGCCTCTACCGCAAGCAAAATCCGCCCGGCGGCGGCCGGCTGACGGATTATGAGGAGATCGTCCTCGCTATTCCCGG